CACTTGAATCATCAATGTTCTCGTTTTCTTCCGTTTCTTCGTCGTCTTCTTCACTTGAATCATCAATGTTCTCGTTTTCTTCCGTTTCTTCGTCGTCTTCTTCACTTGAATCATCAATGTTCTCATTTTCTTCAATTTCTTCCTCATCTTCTTCGCTTGAATCATCAATGTTCTCATTTTCTTTAATTTCTTCCTCATTTTCGTCCGTTTCTTCCTCATCTTCTTCATTTGATTGATCCATGTTCTCGGTTTCTTGAATAAAATCTTCATATAATAATGCAAATCGTTTAATATTAGTATAGTTTCCATTTAATGCTTTTGTAGAAAATACATAAGTACCATGATAGATTGGATGATTGATCTGTGGTGGAATTAATAAGATATCATCTGTAATATTTTCATCAATACCATTCTCATTAATATCATTATATAAATTTGTGTAAATATTGTCTTTGTTTTCACTACATATATAAGAAATTATTGGTAATGTGATAGGTTCTCCATTCCTTGTATTTAATTCTGTAATAAATGGATTTTTTTGAAATAGCGTAATAATATCATTGTCAATATAAACATCATTAATTTTACTTTTGTTTATCTCATCGACAATTGCAAAAATATAGTCATTCGTTTTAAATTTGTCATTATATACATCAATATACAAACCAGTACAATCAAAAAATACATATAAATGATTAGTATCCTCTTGTTCCATGTATCCTCTATATCTGGTTTTAATATCAGTATCATCATCAATATCAGTTTCTTTTAAAATATTATCATGAAAAAAGCGAATACATTGATGTAAAAACTCATTATTAACAGAATTGTTCTCTTCTTGTTCTGAGTCACTATCGTCATCATCATCATCATTTGAATACATAATTTTTGAAACACTGGACTCCTGTATACTTTTCATATCTAAATCAAATACTGGAAAAGTATATTGTGAATTGTTTTTGCTAAACATAAATTGTAAAAATGGTGTTTCTAATTTGGTGTTTACCGAAAATGCACATATATGTATTTTATAATCGTCTAATAGATTTCGTGGAAATAAAACAAGGTCATTTGACAACATTAAATCATCTAAATATTTATATGAAGTGTTTGTATTTTCAGGTTTTATGTTATTAGTATCTAATGCAGGTGGTTGACTTGGTATAAACGGGTCAACAATACTATCTATTTCGTCTGGTATATGATTAACTATATCATTTTGTACAAAATGTTTTTCAATGAAATCGCGTTGTTCTTGAAAAGTAAATGACATTATATACAATTAGCTCTAAAAAAGTTGACACAGATATTCGCAATCAATTAATTATATGAAATAACATAAAGAATTATCAGCATATATAAATATCATAGTAAACCTATAATTGTTTATTAGCATTCTCAATAACAAACCGCTAAATATGGATGAATATAACAACGACGAATATAACAACGACGAATATAACAACGACGAATATAATAACGAATGTATGGGGGGAAATTATGATGATGAATATGATAACCCGCCGTATACATATAATGAGTCAGTAGTCACAGATGATTCTACTGTATTTACACCAGTAAAAGTAAAGAAAAATGGTAAATTTGTTAGTGCCGACCCTGGTCATAAACGTATTGGAACAAAGAAAAATAAATTAGAATATTTTGCATCAGGTAATATTCCAGGTAATATTATTCGTAATGCAGTTACTGGTATTCCAGAATATGATAGAGTAGGTGGTGCAATGTCAGAAGACCAATATTTTAAAGTCAGGTACGCAGGTAATGACAGTGGCAATGAACTGGACACATTGTATTACGATAGTCCTGAACAATTTGAACGACATATGAATTGTAGATTACGTACAAAGACAAAGCAAGTATGGAAAAACAAATATAATAGTACTATTGTAAATAATAGTGAATAAAAATATCATAATAGTATAACTTTAGTATGAATGACTTTCATATGCCTATGATGTCTTATGTATTTATAGGAGTGACAACACTCGTATTAACATATGCAACAATTGCTGATACTGATAATGAAATAATACTTGCACCTCCAGAATCCAGTGAAACACCAAGTGTAATAGATGGATTGAATATTCCATCAGTAAATGGAACTATAGATAGTATAAAATCGTTGAACCCATTTAATGAAAATGATAAAAATATTCCAGTAGCAGTTCCAGTAACACCAGATACATCACCAACTGAATCACTACCGAGCAAAAATCCATCATATGGTGGTAAAAAAAAACAAACAAAAGGAAAAAATAAGAAAAATCCTATTAAGAAACAAAAAACAAAAAGAAATCGTAAATAAAAAATTGATAATTTGATATAATATTATTATAATATTATATCAACATGTTAATAACAACTGATGAAACAAATTTTATAACAGCATTTAATGCATTTATACAAACAAAACAACCATACCAATATGTGTATATATCATTCGGTTCAAAATTCAATAACCAAGATGTATATTTCAACGCGGGTTCAAATACATTAACAACTCGTGTAGATACAAATGCAGTTATACAGATGGTACCTATGTTTTTACGAACAAAACCAGAAACTTCCCATATATTAAATATAATAATTGATATTTTTCCTACACAGGCAGATATGGATATGAATACGCGATTAATAAATGAGGTAGTTACTGATAATATCGATTGTATATTAATAAATATGAAGTGTACCTATAGAAATATACAAACAGTTGTTGGTAGAATAATGGAATTGGTAAACAAACAATCTATTCCTCCGTTAAATATGATGTTATGCAATTATATAAAATTTATGAATGAACCAAATATGACTGAATATGAAGATGAGTTAATGATACCTAAGGCTATACAAAATGTATTATACAAAACAAAATATGAGAATACTTATTATGAATGGTATGGGTATAAAATGGGATTATATGATTGTATTTATAATGTATCCTTTTCAAAAAGAGATTTATATTTTTACCAAAATACTATGAATCTAATTAGATATATAAATTTAATAACAAAAATGCACAATAAGAATCCATGTAACAAAATAGAAGGGTTGTTACATAATTCTTATGATATAACATGTTGTGTAGACATAGAAATGGATTGTAATCCAATAGCATATCCAATTAAATATACATTATATATGTAAATCCGGTTTATAATTCATCTAAACAACGTTTGAAGAATTGTCCAAGTTGATTTTTGTCGGTACCGGAAAAAACATCATCAGGTGCATAATGAGTATTACCTTTATTATAACAAATAATAGTAGGTATTCCTTGAGTAATTTTTTTACTTTTTAAAAATGCATATACATCAAGACTATTATCAACATCAATTATAGCACATTGTACGTTATCTGGCATAGAAAGAAAGTGACGACTAACATCATCTTCTATAATTTTACATGGTTCACACCATTCGGCTCCAAATTTAACAAATATCAAACCAGGATTATTACCAAGAGAAGATAAAAATTGTTGTCTATTTTCATAGTGAGTTATAATAGGTAGTCCCATTTCTATAATAAATAGATTTATTTTTATATATATTTTATGTAAGAACATATATATAATTATCTCAATTAAGTTATAATATGCAAAAACAAGAGGATTATAACTTAGACATTCATATGTATAGTTTACAAGAATTACTTGGGTTATTTGATTTGACTTATTCAATTACTTTGGAAGATATGAAACGTGCAAAAAAGAAAGTATTAATGACCCATCCTGATAAATCAAAGTTAGAGCCTAAGTATTTTTTGTTTTATAAAAAAGCATTTGATATTGTAGTGAAATTTTATGAGAATCAGAATAAACAAAATGCAAAAATATCAAATGAGAAAAAGAATTATGAAGTAGGGCATCAAAATTACGATAAAGAAACCATACGGCAAGTAAGTAAAAATATTCAATCAATGAATAAACAACAATTTAATGATACATTTAATCAATTATTTGATAAAAATATGGTAAATAAACCAAATACTGAAAGAAATCAATGGTTTACAAATGAAGCTCCTATATATGAAACAAATGAAAAGGTGAATAGTCAAAATATGGGACAAATTATTGATAATATGCGAGATAATCAAACAAGTTTGGTAAAACATCGCGGTGTTGAGAACTTATATGTGAACAGTGAATTTGGCAATTCTATTTACGATGATGAAAATAATGATATATATGTCACAAGTGACCCTTTTAGTAAATTAAAATTTGATGATTTACGTAAAGTGCACAAAGATCAAACAGTATTTGATGTTAGTGAGAAAGATATTCATAAAGTACAACAATTTTCTTCTGTTGACCATATGATGCGAGAACGTGGTAAGCAATCATTGACCCCCCTTGAGAAACAAGAGGCTGAACGTATATTAGCTCAACAAAATACACAATACCGAGAACAAATGATGCAAAAGGAATATGCAGATAAATTAAAAACAATGCAATATGAAGAAAAGAATAAAAATGTTCTTGCTACATTTATGCTACTGAAGAATGATTAGTAATTAATTTTAAATGTTATGATTATCTATATATGTATTACTTTGCATATGGTGCAAATCTTGATACAAAATATTTAGTACAATATATTGATACCGAAAACATACATATAATTGGTTCCGCATATGTAGAAAACTATATACTAAAATTTCGTAATGTTAATATACCTAATATTAGGTCTGGTGTTGCCAACCTGGAACCAAGGAAAGGTTCAAAGACATATGGAGTGATATATCAGTACGATAATCCAACCATCTTATCCAATATTGACACGCGTGAAGGATATATATCAAATAACAACCCTGATAATATATATAACAAAATAACATTACAATGTAAACTTGTTGACACCAACAAAACCGTTAGTTGCAGCGTATATATAATGAATGATTTTGTAAAAATGGATGAACGTAAACCAAGATTAAAATATCTATCTTATTTAAAAAATGGAAATAAGACTCACTGTCTTCCGAAAGAACATTTACAACGTATCCAATATTTAGAAACGTAAGATAACATATATATCAATTATTTGTATTACTTAGTTATTCACGTTAAACGCATATTCTTGACTGATCTTTGGTTGGTTATCCATTCTTTATCTAAGTCCAACATAGCACCACTATAATCGGTATGTCTATTTTCAATATCACTATAATTATCATATTGTGTAACAGTTAATGGTGTAATAAGATACCAATAATCCTGCATTTGTAATTTGAACCAATAACGGTCAATAGCATAATTATGTTTATCGGTAGGACTCTGTATTAATTTTGCTAATCCTTCTTTGAAATTCGCAATTAATGTATCATAATACTCCTTTTTCACAATATATCCAGTAGTGGTTTGGCAGTAAAAAACACGAGATGCATATTCATATAATTTTTGAAAGGGTGGACAATTATTTCCACTAACAATTAATACATTCCAATTAATGGTATCATTATCAACAAATTTTTGTAGGTTTTGTTTAAATAATTCAGGATTGGTAAATGTAATATCATCTTCACAAATAAATACTTGTTCATAGTCACGTGTTTTTGCTAATTCCAAACATTTTATATGGCTAAGTGTACATCCAACTGCAGGTGATTTTGGTTGAATACCTTCAATTCTTTCAGCAGTAATCCCCATTTTATTAAATTCTTGTGTAACATGTTCTAACCTATCTGTACGATGGTTTAAATTAATAAAAAATGTATGTTCAAATAATTCCATTTATGAATTTTATATTATATATAATTCATAATATTTATGTTTAATAATGTTTCCGCAATTATATTATTGTGACATTTCTATATTTTCTAACATATTATCAAGTGTTGCCTTAGATTCATTACGAACAATTTGTGTATGTAAATCACCATGAGTTTTTTGTAATAATTTCATATCATCTTGTAATGTTTTTACAGTTTGTGTTAATTGGTTCATATTTTGTGTAATTGATTCAATATTCTCTTTTAATGAAGTAAATACATTATCTTGATTATCTTCTTCATCTTTCCATGAAACAGATTTTTTATCAAGAGCAGGTTGGTCAATCTCTTGTATTGAAATATTAATATTAGAATTAGTATCTATATGAAGTTTGGGTCGTTCACTTTCAATTGAATGGATATTTTGTTGTTTTAACGGTGCACTCATATTAACAGGTGGTGGAATATTATTCATATCATATTCTCGTTGTTTGAGTTGTTGTTGAATAAGTGTATCCATATTTTCAATAACCCCGTCATCATTCTTTTCTGCAAAATTTACATCATCAGGAATATTGCGTTTTGTCATAGCAGCATATTCATTTTGGCGTTGTTCAAATTGGTTTGCATACATTTCTTGACGATTATTACTAACAATGGGAGGTGTATTTATAGAATATGAATTAATTGGTTGAACCGCATTATTATCATTAATAGGTGAAGTAGGGTTAGATCGGGTAGTTGTTTGTTCTCGTATATTTTGAATCATATACGAAATAGTTTCTTTATTAACACGATTCAAATCGTTTACTGTTAATTTTTGGTTTCTATATTGGTCATAAAATTTACTAACGATAGATTTAAACCAATCAACCTTTGTATCAGGGTTATATTGTGAAAAAAACGTTTGAATATATGAGTTTTTACTTATAACATTCCATAGTAATTCTTGATTTTCAGATACAACATATAATGACATGATGTATAAAAGTATGTCATTATATCTATATTTGTTAATTAGTTAATGTTTTTTTGTTTTACGATGTCTGTATTTTGGTTTATGTTTTCTTGACCTTTTTTTCTTACCACCTGATTGGTCAGGTTGTTTGGTTTCTTCTTTTTCTTTAGTAGGATCAATTTTTACGTTTTTTGTATATTTATGAAAGATATTATTTAGTTCGGTGTCTCGTTCACCTTCTGGTAAATTACTATTTTTAATATAATCAAATACGTTTGTTAAAAAATACTCTACTTGGTCATTTGGAGAAAATGTTTTATTCAAATTATGTGTCTTAATTTTATAATCATTAATATAAAATCCTTCGCTGTTTTTATCTTCACTTCCAAATATTTCTATTGTAACTTGTGGTTCATCGGTAGATGAATCATCTTGTTGTTTAACTGGTTTTGATATATTTTCTAAAAGTTTTTCTAAGTGCGGTTTATCTGTTTCTTCAACTAATTGTATAGCATTATTAAGGGCTTGTTTTTGTTGTTCAGTTATAGAATTGTCACTTGATGTACTCAAACTACCTCCCATTATATTATATAAGTTATACTATAATGATAAAAAATTACGAATTAAAATATTTTTTTCTATAACTATGCATATGTTTATCTGGTATTCGTTTATTCTTAAAAAAGTCTATTTTTTCTGTATAAGTCTTAAATTTCTTTTTCTCAGTCTTGTTGGTCAGCATAGTAATAATAAAGAATAACGAGTACATACCACACTCGTTGTTTTGATATTGATGTTCCATAGGAAAATTCTCATAAAAATGAATATGTAATGGATTTTCTAATAACAATCCTTGGTCAATAATACGGGTAACTAATGATTTGATTTCCCCTGGTATGGAGTCGCCGTTACTATCCATATAAAAAATGAATTGGTCTTCTAAATCAAGGAATAAAGAAACCCAATGAGAACCATTTTGTTTATGATTGTCTAAATTAAATACAATACCTATTTTTGTTTTTCCAGTATCAACATATGATTTTAAATCAAATGTACAGAGTTCTTCCCAAACGCATGTGCCATCATGTTCGGGTGGACGTGTATCAAAATCAATAGGTGTTGGTCCAATAATTCTAAAGTTTTTATGAGATTTTTCATACTGTTTGAGAACCGCAGCAATATCAAAATTGGAAAGCCATTTATCAGGGTTTTTCTTCCAAGATTCCGGGTGTTTAGGTGCAAAAGATTCCTTAATAAGTTTATTTTTCACCTGATTATCTGTAATAGATTCCAACCAACAATCTTCCTTGTCACATGTTTTCAACTTATTTTTCAATTCATTCCATATTTGTTTAGGACTGGTAGATTTAATAGTATTTTTGTGATGTTGAGTATTGAAAGAATCTTTTAATTTATATAACACATCATCCGTTAAACAACTAATACCAACACTTGTTTTACCTTTTGTAATAGGATTACAATTCATTGGTTTTAATTTTCTGGTTTTGGTATTCTTTTGTTTTTTCCGTTTTGTTGACATGGTTAGTTATATACTATATAGATTAAATTGTCTTCTTTTTCTTCTTTTTTTTGTTTGATCCTGCAACTTGAAAATATGGTGGGCGTCCATGTTCTATATCTGTTATAGGCAATGGGTGTATTATATCTGGGGTAAAGTCTTTACTTCCACAAGAAGTTGAACACGAATAGTCATATACATTTAATTTAACATTATTACCCAAAATTTGTTTCATTAAATCAAATACATAACTTAGACGAATTTGTTCAATCCGTCGTGTATCTGTAGATTCTTTATTATTTAAAGAAACGTTCCAACCGGTAATATTTCGTTCTCCATCGTCATTTTTTTTAGGATATGGTTTATCTTCATTTACAAGTATTTTTTCATAGTCTATCTTAGTGGTTTTGTTAAAATAAGTGTTTAGTGCATTTAAACCATTTATGTTAAGTAAGTTGAATGAAATCTTATCATTAACCATAGTTTCAGTAGGATACAATAATTTATGGTCATGGTCGTGAACTGAAATTAACCATACACCAGTTATAGCATCATTATGAAATAGTTTTTCACCAATACGTTCAAATATGTTAGGTGGTGTTTGTGACTTTCCAATAATTTTATCATATGGCATTTGATCGAAATACTCAGGTATTTGGTTAACTGTAGCATTAGGTATCTCCGGATTTGGATTATCTTTACGATAATATTGTTTTAACTCATCATGATGTGTTGAACGCCCGAATGCAGTTCCAACACAATAATCAATACGATCACCAGTTGCACTATATAATCGTATATCATAATCAGTTGCAGTGTTAGTTGTAATTATACACCCATGTGTAATAATAGCAATTGTAACTATAACTGCTTGTTCATTACTTTCAATATCCCCTCCTTTTTGTTGTTTATATTTCTTTGAATATAGGGATTGTTTTCTTGGTTTAGTAGATTTTGTTTTTCTTTTGCGTGTTATTTTATTTGAACACTGTTTTTTACTTCTAAATACCATTGATAGTTATATAGTAGTTAGAAAAATATTAGCGGTAATATATAGAAAACATGTTATCGTTTGTATCCAACTTGTTTTCATTTACGCACCCTAAGAAGGTATGCATGACCTACATGCAACATTTTTGGTTTTCAATGTCGTTGTGTCTTCGTTTTGGGATAGGTAGCATACAAGCGTTTATTCACGCTTTGTTACCAGATTATTATATTACTTCATCAAGTGATTTAATAAGAGAAGTTCAAAATGAGATGTCCAATATTGGATGCCGCGATTAATTGATATTAACGTTTTGAAAACATACGCATATCATAGTTAGCAATAGGTAGATTCCCTTTTTTAACAACACGGTCTTTACCCCACAGAGAACTGGTAGATTTTTGTGAATAAGATGAAGTATCAATGTCGTCGTTCATATTACCAAATAAGGTGTCATCTTCATTATTATATTTTTCATTATGCGGTTGCTCATCATCTTTCATTTTAAAATGTCGTATAAGATGTTTAGTATATGTATTAAATATTTCATTGATATCTGTAGATATTTGTATATCTGGGGAATCAATCATATTAGCAGTAATTTTTAGTATTCTATTACGATATTTACGTATATCATCAATCATTTGATTATCAAGAATAGCCTGTTCTGGATTGGTTTGTGCAACATATTTACGATAATGATTTTTATTCATTAATAATGCAAGAGTTAATTCATCCATATCTGTATGGTTAACGCGGTTATCTAAGTTATTGTTATCTTCGTTTAATAATTTGTCATTACAATCTTCAGTGGAATCTTCTTGCATACTAATGAAATATATATGTTATAAGAGTATTATTTTATTTTATTTTATTTAGTAATTATAATTTCACGGCTATAATAATATTGTGCTATACTATATAATAGATTACATGTCATCTACCTTAATACCTCAAAAAAATGGCGATCAAACCAACTCTCGTAAAATATTAAGCAAATCATGGAACCAAGAAAACGTAATAGGTACTATCAATGATAAGAAACGTATACTAACCCCATTTAGGGCAGCAAACAATTTAGGTGATTTCCTTATACGTAAAAATTATGTATGTGGTGGACCTAACCAAATAAACCCTGGTAAAACAGGAACAAAAACATCAATTGGTTCTATATTAAGTGCGTGTGATGGTTCAGGTGTAGAAGGTGCATCATGTAACCCCAAATTCGTTTCAGATTCCTCTGATTATGTACGTTTTCGTAAATTACGTGCTATGAATAAAAATTACACTGGAAGATAAACAATATAATTTATATCACTATGTTATAGAATCATTGTGATATGTTTAAAATGATGTATAGTAAGACTAATATAAATAATGGTGCATTATCAGGTGCTAAACCAATGCCTCTAAAAGATAGTACAAGTACAAATGAAAGTACATTTAATATGTCAAGAAAAACTTATTTGGAAACAGTTCCATCAACACCTATTACAAATGATATAAAACTACAAAAAAAATGGTTAGGAAATCGTGATGCATCCCAAGTTGTAGCAAATCGTCGTAATGTAGCAGTAGGTAAAGGAACATTAAATGAAGGTGCTGGATTATATTCATTTACTGCATATAATGAAATAAATGTACAGAACACTGCATTACGTCGTGCTCGTTCTGGTGGTTCAGGTTCAGCCCCAAAAACAGTAGCACAAACAAGGAATGCTTTAACTCGTAGATATGCACCAGTTCAATATTCAAATATAAATGGTGTAGTAACTAATAACTATATTAAGAATTATTATGGTAATAATGCACCAGTAAGTTATCATTAAATATAAGTAACAGGATTAATACGAGTTTCATTGATATTATGAGGATATTTATAAGTATTATTTGTTAATGTATAGTTTTCATTTATTGTAGAAATACTATACATGGTACGAATAATATGATTTGTATACAAGAAATATACATACATTATATTTAACCCAACGATAAGAAGTAAATAATCAAACATATTGAACTTATTGTAATCAACATAAACGAGTAGTTCATATCAATTTTTTTCACAATATACAATATATATTGTGTAATGTACAGTTATTTAGTTGAATTTTTTGGTGCCGCGTTTTTTATTTACGTTATCTTTGCAACTGGAAATCCTTTAGCAATTGGTGCTGCGTTAGCTCTTGCTATATTAGTAACAAGTAATATTTCTGGTGGTCATATTAACCCTGCAGTGACAATTGCAATGGCTTCTGCTGGTAAATTACCAGTAGATGAAGTATTGCCATATTGTTTAGCACAAATCATGGGTGGATTAACAGCCCTTCAATTATACAAACGTTATCAATTATAAGTACAAAAATTATGTAATAATAAATATTTTATTATATAATTTATTTTGTTTTGTTCATTGCACGAAATAATATAAATAAACCAACCAAAGAGAGAGAACCAATATAGATACTAGTAATTCTATCAGGTGTAAATCCTGTAAAATTTTCTTTATCATTCTCTTTATCGTTATCTTCCTTATCTTTTAAATCTATTCCTTGAATGCTTGGTAATTTATCGTTAATAGGTGTTTCTTGAAATGCTTCAATTGCTACTGGTGTTTTTTTAGAAATAGGAGTAAATGCAGAACCAGATGAGGGTTTCCAGAATATTTTTGATTCCATATTTTCAAAATTATCCATCAATGGACATTTTTTAACGGTAAAATTGTCCTTTATTGTTTTACCATTACTTCCTGCATTCTTGCGACGGGTTTCATCTTGTGATAATTTGGGTATGTTATTTAAAAAACTTTTCATTTTATATATACATTCATTGATATATTTATTTCCTATAATGCTAAATAGTTATAAAATAATAAACACACTTTTATAATCAGTTCATCATTATCAACTTTTACTTTTAGCTAACATTTTTGCCTTTTTTGCTGCCCTTTTTGCATTTTGAGTAAACAACTTTTTCATTTTAACAATTTCTCGTGCTTCTATTTTTGTCTTTTTCTCAGCAATCTTATTTGTTTTCATTATTTTTATTTGCATTTTTTTAGATTGAATATGAATACGTGATAATATTTTCCTTCTATAATAATTTCGTATTTTACGTTCATAAACTAACATTCTTTGTTCATGTTCTTCTTCTTTAACCTTATTAGAAATTTTGGTTAGATGATGTAGAAACCGAATTAATATTCGTTTTATTTGATAATCAAAATCATTATTATACGATACAAGTGTTGTTAGAAGGTTAAAACAACTTTGTATTTTTTCAACAACATTATTATGATAATATTTATAAATGAAGATAGGATTATCATTACTCATAATAATCCGTCTTATATAAGAGGAAAAATATAAATCTTGTTTTAATAATTGTATTACTGGGTGAGACTGAATTTGGATTTCATTATTTTTTAAATACGTAGTTGGTGGTAATAATTGTTTAAAATATGGTCTTGTAGAATATCCACTTGTATCATCATTTTTTTTAAAGAACTGCATATAAATAAGTTGTTCATATTTACGAAGAAGATTAAATGTATCTTTTGACCTATATAAATATCGCATTGTATCTGTGATTAGAGGTGTTAACAATTGCATTCGTGTTTCAATATCTATAAAATCATATATGGTTAAACGTAATTCAATAGGTAACCGTTTAATCCATGTAGTCCAATGTTGATTACGGTCTGCCGGCATATTAATAATATTATTATAATACTATAACATTATAATAAATTATATCAATTTTTTATATATTTTAAAAATCTGCATTGAATTCAAACACATCATCATCTACTGTTTTATTCGCGAGTGCATACTCAGAGTTAGTTCGTTCAAAGAAATTTACCTTTGATTCCATACTAATTAATTCCATAAAATCAAAGGGGTTTTGTGAATGATAAATTTTATCATATCCTAATTGTAAAACCAAACGATCAGCAACATATTCTATATATTGAATCATTAATTTTGAGTTCATACCAATCATTCTACAGGGAATAGCTTCGGTAATAAATTCTTTTTCTATAGAAACCGCTTCTTGAATAATTTCATATATACGTGTTTTAGATAGTTTTGTTTGTAATTTTGAATATAATAATATCGCGAATTCTGTATGTAATGCTTCATCACGTGAGATAAATTCATTAGACAAAGTGAGTCCTGGCATGAGTCCACGTTTTTTAATCCAATATATAGAGGCAAATGAAGCAGAAAAGAAAATACCTTCAATTGCAGCAAATGCTACAAGGCGTGATGCAAAATTACTATTTTCGTCACCTATCCATTTTTTTGCCCAATCTGCTTTTTTTGCAATACATGGATAATTTTGGGTAGCTTCAAATAATTTCGTTTTTTCTGTACTGTTGTGGATATATGTATCAATTAATAAACTATACATTTCTGAATGAATATTCTCCATAGCAATTTGAAATCCATAAAATGCACGTGCCTCCGATAATTGTACGTCACCCATAAAGCGATTTGCCAAGTTTTCAAGAACTAATCCATCAGAAGCAGCAAAAAACGCCAATACCATTTTAATGAATTGTTGTTCATCACTATTTAACTTATTCCAGTCATTAATGTCCTTGGATAAATCAACTTCTTCGGCTCGCCAAAAACAATCCACTTGCCTTTTATACATTTGCCAAATGTCATCATGTTGAATAGGAAACATAACAAAGCGGTTATCGTCAGGAATTAAAATACTATCAGTTGATGGAAGTTCTGCCATAGACCTTGCTAGATATTATACTATATAGATTTTATCTTGTTTTAAAAAACTATTTATGCTTATAATGAGTATAGTTTTATAAAATATTTTGTTGGACATATGACTTTATTTTGCAGTTAATATAATAATGAAAAACACATATATTATTCCTTACGATGTACAAGCAGAATATATTTATTATTGTTTGAATTATTATAACCCATAAAATTACATAAATTTGAAATAATAGTATCTGTCAATACTATATTTAAGATATATGAACCAACCCGAATGTCAACATCTGGGCGAACCCAAAAAACGTGGACGTAAATCAAAAAAACAGCTTGAAAAGGAGATGATGAAAGAGTATCGTTATGAAAATCCTGAAGAAGCTGATTATTTACCTTTTACTAATAAAAAATTATATGAAAACATGCAACATTTATCAAGTGCAGAAAAACAGCGGTTAGAACAAAAATTTACAAAACCTAAGCCTGGACCACAGCGTGATTATTATAATTTATTAAGTCAACGTACAAAAAAAATAGTAGTAGCAACTGGACCAGCAGGAACAGGTAAAACGCTATTTGCAACAGAAATGGGTGTCAAGAATTTTCTAACAAATAATGTAGAAAAAATTATTTTTACACGACCATCAGTAACCGTAGATGAAGATTTAGGGTATTTACCTGGAACATTAGAAGAAAAAATGGCACCTTGGGTTCGTCCTATTTATGATATTCTATACAAATTTATATCACCAAAAGACGTTGGTTTATTAATTGAAGAAAAAATAATAGAAATTTCACCACTTGGGTTTATGCGTGGACGTACATTTAAAAATTGTTGGATTATTGCAGATGAAATGCAAAACTCTACAATGTCACAAATGAAAATGTTATTAACACGTTTAGGTGAAAATACACGATTGGTTATTACTGGAGATTTAGACCAACCAGATAGACACGATGAACTGAATGGATTAGATGATTTTTTAGATAAATTTAAAGGAAAACGGTCATCAAGTATTACCAGTATTGAATTTGGAAATAGTGATATTCAACGCGAAGAAGTAGTTAAAGAAGTATTAGAAATATATAGCGGTGATGTTCCATTAGATTATCAGGTAAATAATAGTGATGAAGAAAATACTTAAATATTATAAATAATTGTATATATAATATTATAAATGAATACATCAATACCAACACATTATGAAATAACGAATTTTGCAAAACTTACTTTACTTGTATATGAGTATGGTAAAGCATATATAGTTGACCGTAAAACCACCATAGAAGAATTTGTAGCAGACATTGTTGAAAATAATGAACAAGAAAATTGTCGTATGGATGTAATTAATGATTTGGCCAAAACATCCCCTCATGGAAGGGTTCATCGATTTTTTAGTAATCCAAATACAGATTTACAAGTAGGTATTACAATAAGCGAAACAAATAATCGTATTTGTGTAGTTTTCCGTGGAAGTGAAAGTAAGTATGATTGGTATTATGATTTGGCATTCTGTAAAACAAAAGTACATGATGATGTATATGTTCATGGTGGATTTCATAAACAATTACATGCTGATTATATTTATGACCAAATAACAATAGAATTAAAGGATTTATTAAGGCATAATCCAGATTATGACATATATGTAACAGGGCATAGTCTTGGCGGTGCTTTATCTACGTTATACGGGTATGAACTATCCAGAGAAATACCAAATAAAATAACAGTTGTTTCATTTGCAAGTCCACGTGTTGGTAATACTCCATTTAAAACCGCGTTTGATACTCAACCAAATTTAATACATTATCGTATTACGAATAAACGAGATATAGTAACTGCTGCACCTAATATAAATTTTACTCATGTTGGTATAAATATTACATTAACTGACAATAATTATTATATTTTTCATAATTATGATTATCCGTGGTATTATTTTACATTTTTTACATGTTGGAGTATCGGTGACCATTCAATGGATGTTTATTATAATCGGTTAAAGAAGAATATATGGACTCAACTATAGAATTATTGGTTTAGTATAAATTTATTTCGGTATATAAATTATATTATCAGTAGAATGATGAAAAGTCTAAAAAAAGTTATGGCGAAAGTTCCTATGAAAAAATTAATGTATAATCGTGGTGTGTTATATGCTTTATGTATTTTAGCACTATTCAACCTTATTATGTATGCAAATGCAAGAGATTTTAACTCTGTAATTACAATGCTGATTGTTGGTGTTTTAATGTCGTTTTTTAGTAAAAATATGATTATTATATTAGCAGTAGCTATTGGTGTAACTTATCTATTGAATTATAATTCTGTCAAATTAATAAGCGAAGGTGCTGAAAACATGAAAAAGGAAGGTGAGGAGAGTGCTGAGGAAACCGCCGAGGAGAGTGCTGAGGAAACCGCCGAGAAGAGTGCTGAGGAAACCACCGAGGAGAGTGCTGAGGAAACCGCCGAGGAGAGTGCTGATGGAACGGATGAAGATAAAAAGAAAATGTATGATGAATTACAAACTGATTTTAAAGATTTTCAAAAGATTCAAGATTCTATATTAACAGGTATGAAAGAAATAGATCCATTATTAACAAAAGCAGAAACTTTCATTGAAAAATTTGAACATTACGGTAAAAAATTAGAGAAAACTGCATAATAACTATATTTTGATTAGTGTATAATAACTATATTTTTGTATGTAAATATTGTATACAAAAATATAAATAATATAACATGTTCGGTATTGTTGAAAAATTAAAAAAAGCATTACGTTTTATCGCTGATTTACCCAACATAATATCGCGTGCTATAAGCAAATTTGTTGACAACCTGTTTAGGAGGGCGTTGAGTGGAATCCTGCAAATGATTGAGAACTTCAAAAGGATAGTATGTTTTTTGGAATCACTACCACTGCGTGCACGAAACATTACATCAGGGGTTGAAAATATATTTAATGGTGTAGCTAAAAAAGTAGAAGCAATTGGTAAATCATTTAGCGTCGGCGCGAAATCAACCGGTACATTATTTGCTTATACTGGTGAATATGCAGAAACCCGTTTAAACTGTGTAATGCAATTCATTAAGAACTTTTACAAATGTGCAATATTCTATCTTATACGTATTATTTGTGAAATAGTATATGCAATTATAACATTACCTTTCATTTTTATTGGTAACTTATTTGGTTTAGATGTAGATAAAAGAGTATTTCAGCCTGCAACCGAAGGATTCCGGTATGCAGGTTCTTTGATTGGCATTAATATAGAATTTTATTTGAAGTATTTTACCGAAAATATTTATAAGGATTGTTTTTCATGTAGACGGTTGAAAGATTCTGCACTTGAAAATGCAGGAAAAAGATGGGGAGATACATTCTCTAAAGATATACCAAACATTATGAAAGATGGTGGTGCAAAAGAATTTAGACGAGCTAAAAATCAATTTAATGAATCATCTGTACTTGTACCGCGACAACCACATTTGGTACATTAATTATAAAAATAATCTATACTTATACTAGAGTATAAATTATTAAGAAAAATGATTGGTCGTTATGTTCAGGAGGTTATAGATGGTGTCAAATATATGATTGAAACATTTAAACGTATTATTTGTTTTTTGGCTTCTATACCAAAACGAATTCAAAATATAAATGCTGGATTTGAAAATATTTTTAATGGAATAAATGCGGAATTTGATGCAATTGGAAAAAGTTTTGTTATGGGTGTTAATAGTATAAGTTTATTGGGTCTATATATAGGTGAGTTTATAACTACACAATCATCGTGTGGATTTAAATTTGCTTCAAATTTTTTCAGTTGTGTATTTTATTATCTGATTGATATTATCATATATTGTGTGAAAACGGTCATATATCTTATAGTTCAAATGGTTTATTGGATTGTTTTTACCCTCTTTAATATAGATATTTCCTATGTAGAAAAACAATTCTATGAGGCATTGGGTGTAATTGATGAAATAACAGCACCTTATCTAGGGTTATCTATTCTTAATCTAAGTTGGCCAAAGAATATAAGAGAAAGATGTTATTTATGTAAACGTTTAAAATCATCCGCGGTAAAAGATAAAGCAAAAAATGTTGGTATTACATTTAATGAAAAAATACCCAATCTGTTTGGTAAAAGTAGGGGAATAATGCGTAGAGGACGCCATCAATTTGAAGAAATATTTAAACTTCATGTAAGACATCCATCAAAAGTATATTAGTTTTTTTTTATCATAATAGAATATAAATGGGTAAAAAGTGTGTTCCTGGACTTATATGTATTGAAAATATGACATTATTTGTATTAATTCTTGTTATCTTGCTTTTTATATATGTTTGGTATAGCCAATATCGTATTCATCAAAATACGCCTATTACTGGTGATAAAGTAGTTTTAGTAAATACCAGTTCTAATATACCACAATTGGTTCCTATTGCAAGTAGACAAGATGTTTTTAATGACCCGTATTCTCCTCCTGGAAAAAATCCAGTTGTATATCCACGTAATTCAGGAGATGTAAGAGGTATACCTGTAAATATACAAACACGTGGTGTAGATAATGATTATCAACAAGTGGGTATTTTAACACGTTCAAATTATTCTGGTGATGAAATGATTTTACCATTAATGGGACGTAAACATATGTCTGGTCGTGATAAATGGCAATATTATACTATATCTGGTACTGGAAATTTAAATACAAAATTACCTATTAGTGTAAATGGACGTAGTTGCACTGGTGAATACGGGTGTGATGATATTTATAACGGGGATGTTGTATATGTTGAAGGTTATAAAGATACCTTCCATGCTACTATTTATGAAAACAATCAATTTCATTATATACCAGTATAAATGTAAATGCAGACAAATATTAATTATTATATCAATATTTAGAGAATATTGTGTATGAACAAAAATTAAACTATATCTTTATTATATAGTTTACTTTGGTATGTCATATTTTAACATAAATGAAAATAATATTTCTACAAAAGAAGAGATCCAATATTTTTATAGTGGAGTTTCTATTAATCATCGCGATATTACTGCTCTTACCAATGATGATAGTAAAAATTCCATAAAAAATAAAGATTTACCCGACGTTGAGGGAAAGAGAATACCAGAAAAAAATACATTTTATCAAATCAAAGTTAGAAATAAAGAACCCAATTTTACTTATGGTGGATTATCTCCTTCATCCTATACTGCAAAATCTATTTATTTGTTTGGGTTATTGCACCGTAATATTTCAGGAATATCATCAAATAATAAATCTAATATTGTTGGCGAAATTGTAGTTGAACATACTAATCCTAATAAACAATTGCAAAAAGTATATACTTGTTTTTTAATTAAAGAAAGTGATGTTACTAATTTACCAGATGGACAAACTGAAGAAAATAATACGGATACTTCACTTGATGGATTAATATCTTTAATAAATAACAAATTGTCTCCTGAATATACATTTGATTTATCAAGTGATATTCCAACACAAACACATTCTATTCATTATGTTGATAAAAATAATCACATATTTGTCTTTACCAATCCTATTGAAATAAATAAAGATACTGCCAAATTTTTTAAAACCAAAGTATCACCCAAAACAAAGTTGTTTAGTATTTATCCTACAAATGACAATAACAATAAGAGTTTATTTTATGGAAGTGAGACTATCCTATTAAATGGTACACCCTCTAATCAAGATGGATTTCGTTTGATGGAAGGTATTGACGAAGAAGATAACGCCGAAGAGACAAATGATATTTGGATAGACTGTTCACCAACAGGTGAAAGTGACGATACTGTTCAAGCATTAAGAAATATACCGGTTGATAGTGAGTATAGTAAGCATAAAGAGCAAATCGATGGATTTAAAATGATTACACATTTTTTCATGTTTATTTTGATAACCTTATTAGCATTTTTTATGATTCCAAAGTTGTATAAGTCTATTGTTATTGACAGGTTTAATACAGACAATAAAAAAACAGCTCATAAAGATATATTTCATTCAGATATGGCAATTATATTTATATTTCTCGTAAATCTGGCTGCTGCTTTTTTTCCAATCAATATTTATTATATAATGTTTATAAGTGCATTTGCAATAGCCAGTTATGCACTTATACAATTTAACAAAACACAGTCTGCATTCATGACAACTGATAGTAAAGATGCAAGTTATGATTCGGATGCTAAATTCCAACCAGAAGGTGAAGATGTTAGTATGTTAGGCTGGTTCAATATAATTGTGGCGATGGGCATGGCTCTTGGAGAACACTTACCCGGTAGTAAGACACGTATGGTGATTCCATATCTATTATTTGCTGCCGCATCATTTTTTATTATATTATCTATTAATTATGCATTAGAATACCAGAATGCAGATGAAGATAAGAAAGCCGAAGTGAACTATTTTAATGGTGAAACATGGATAAAACCATTTGTATTAAGTATATCAGTAATTAGTCCAATCATAATGCTTGTGATAAATAATAAATAAGAGAACACTAATATAAATTATATAATTTCAAATAATGATATTACATAATTAATCGTTTATTGATACATAGAAGCACTTCCAACATCGTTAGCGACAGGGCTGAATCCACTGCTTATAAAACGAGCAGGTTCACTTTTTCCAATGGGGGCCATCTTCTCAACCATTTGCTCTTCCAATGTTTCCTTCTTAGGTGGGTTCATTTTCTCCATTTTACTGTCTTTCTTTGCTTGGGTAGGTGTGTGTTTCATAATAACAGCCTTACCAGTAACATTGCTACATCTGCGAAGTAACTCATAACCAGCAAAAAGGTATAAAACAGCAAGTAAAGGATTTGCATAAAAGAAGAGGTATACTGTTATAGCAAAAACACCAACCATACCGATTGGTCCGTCAATCATACCACATAACATACTGGGTGCATCAATAGGCATAGCAATATAAACTACAAGCAAAAAGGCTAAGCCCATTTCTAATTGTGTCATGTTTTTTAGGAAACTGGGTGCTTTCATTTTATATACAATAGTATTATATTTTGTGCTTTGGAAAATTGAATTAAAAAGTCCTAAATTACTATATACATCTACCTTTAACAAAAGTATGAAGAAAAATTCTGGATATTCAAAGGAATCGCGAACCAATCCTGTTATTCTTACAACAATTGAACGAGAGAATATTCGTTTAAAATCCTATATTGGGAAAAAGGGGTATACAATCCCCAAAGTTGAACTGCCTAAAGGAGAAGAAGAATTTTTGAAAAAAGATTTATTTGTAAAACCGTTTGTTCCTGGTGCACAGTTTGGTAACCCGAATGACCAATCTGCAGCATTTCCCGTATATAGGGAAAATAATAATAAAATGTATTTACCCAGATTTTATGGAATTCAACGTTATGGTGTTCCAGATAGATGTGATATTGAAGAAGGAGATGATATTGATGTTCCATTTGAACTGTCATTAAGGGATTATCAAGTAAAAATAGTAGATATTTATTGTAATTATGTATCTAAACCTTTATCCAAAGAAAACGCACAACACGGTGACGGTGGTATACTTGAGGTTCCATGTGGACGAGGCAAAACTATTATGGCACTAAATATTATCTCAAAAATAAAAAAGAAAACATTAATTTTAGTACACAAAGAATTTCTTATGAACCAATGGATAGAAAGAATGAATGATTTCTTACCAACAGCACGTATAGGTAAGATTCAAGGACCCGTATTTGATATTGAAGATAAAGATGTGGTTATCGGCATGATTCAATCATTGTATGATAAAGAATACGCACCAAACGCATTTTCATCATTTGGATTAACCATTATTGATGAGGTTCATCGCATAGGTAGTGAACAATTTTCACGAACATTATTTAAAACCATTACACCTTATATGCTTGGTATTTCGGCAACAGTGGAACGTAAGGATAAATTAACAAAAGTATTGTATATGTTTATTGGTGGTAAAATATATGAAGAAAAACGTACAGAGGAAGATCCTGTGTGTGTTAGAGCAATTGAATATAAAAGTGATGACCCCGAATTTAATAATGTTGAATTGGACTATAGGGGCAATACAAAATTCAGTAGTATGATTGTAAAACTGTGTGCATTTGGACCCAGAAGTGATTTTATTGTAAACGTATTAAGAGATTTATTAGAAGAACACCCAGAAAATCAAATAATGATTTTATGTCAAAATAAATCTTTGTTAACCTACTTATATGAAGCGATTAATTATCGTGAAATCGCGAGTGTTGGTTATTATATTGGCGGAATGAAACAGGTTAAATTACAAGAAACAGAAACAAAAAAAATAGTATTAGCAACCTATGCAATGGCTGCGGAAGCACTTGATATTAAAACATTAGCAACATTAGTAATGGTATCACCCAAAACAGATATAGTTCAATCTGTAGGACGTATTTTAAGGGTAAAACATAAACATCCTATTATAGTTGATATTGTAGATATGCATGAAAATTTTCAAAAACAATGGTTACAGAGAAGACGTTTTTACAAAAAGTGTAATTATCGTATTAGAATGACTGATTCAAAAAAATACACAAATATGATGTTAGATTGGGAAACAGATACAACATGGAAACGCGTATATGAACCAAAGGAAAGAGTAGATGGGGATGAAGATGAAGAAGAAATACCTATAGTTCGTAAATGTTTAATAAATATAGAAGATTTTTAGAACGATATAAATATAGAACGTTTACAATATAAAATGGATGAAAAATTAATAGAACCAATAAAACAACCAGAATCAATTACATCAAAAGTAGCAATGGCTATGATTTTTTTATGTTCAAGTACAGTTATTGTATATATTATACTTATGTATCAAGATATACATCAAATATATATAGATGTCCATACTGCATCTACTTTAATAAATAGTTATAATGAAACAGGTTTTGATAAAATACATGAAGAATTAAGTGAAATTAGCACATGTGTATTACAAAAATATTGCAAGCGTGTTCCAGATTAAACGATATTAACATGTTCTGGACTATCCGAATAAATTACATTTTTTACAAATTTACAATGTGTATGTAGACATGATGTAATATATAGTGACATTTCGGTAAATGAACCAAATTGAACAATTACATTATCGAGTATTAATTTAAATATATTGACTTGTTTTAAAATATCAACTTTTGAAATAATAATGTAATTAGAACCAGTCATATTAATAGATTTAATTAATTTATCCATATTCAACCAATTAACAGTTCGTGTTCGTCCTGTAGTAGTACCAATTTCTCTACCTGCTTCGCCTATCATATTTAATTCAGGGTCATCGTGTAATTCTTTTGGAAAATCTGTATCATTACCAGCTCGTGTATCATATATTTTAATTGCACCATAAATAGTTTTAATAAGTTGAGGTGGGAAACCAAGACTACATGCACCATAGGGTAATGTAGTAGATGATGTAGTATATGGATAATTACCTTGTGTAATATCTAACCATACTCCTTGTGCACCTTCACATAAAATTGTTCCGTATAATTTTTCATCCCATAAAAAAGGTTTAAAAAATTCAACATCCTTAACTTGTGTACCAAATCTTGCATATTTATCACGATAACAAGGTGCAATACCTTTTGCAGTAGAACCTTGTTTTCTATATAATTTAATATCTTCTTCAATATGGGTATCAGTGACAACATGAGCTTTGGGCGAAATTTTAATACAATCTGTATTAAATCCAGCTTCTTTTAAATAATTTATTTCTTCTATAAAACCTTTTTGATTCACAACGCAATCCGGTCCAATAATAGATGGTATATTATAAAAAACACCACCTGGTATTAAATGAGTTTTATATTTTTTTCCATCAATATAAATAGTATGACCAGCATTATTTCCTCCTGCCCATCTACATATCATATCATATTTTCCGCTACTTGCTAATTGAGATACAATTTTGCCTTTCGCTTCATCTCCCCAAGCTAAACCACAACATATATCTACTTGTTGTAAGGCCATTCCACTTATACATTTTATATAAAACTAATTTTAAATAGTTTAAACCGATGTTATTAATAATATTATACTATGACAAAAATAGAATTTGGTGTAAAATTAGATTTTAATAATGTCTTAATACGTCCAAAAAGGTCAACATTAAAAAGTAGGTCAGATGTAGAATTAGAACGAAAAATTAAGTTTAAACATAGTAATATTGAATGGAAAGGTGTTCCTATTATGTCAGCAAATATGGATACAACTGGTACTTTTGAGGTATATAAAGTATTAGCACAACAAAATATGTTAACCATATTACATAAATTCTACACAATAGATGATTATGCTGCCCAAAAAGATGTATTAGACCCAAATTTATTTGCTGTGTCAAGCGGTATTTCTAATGATGATTATGATAAATTAGTAAACATAATGAAGGTAATAGATTGTAATTGGATATGTATAGATATTGCTAATGGATATTTGGAAGGTATGGTCAGTTTTTGTAAAAGAGTTAGAGAACAATTCCCAAATAAAATTATAATAGCAGGAAATGTAGTTACTCGTGAAATAGTGGAAGAATTAATCTTAGACGGTAAGGTAGATATTGTAAAAATCGGTATTGGACCAGGCAGT